ATCAGAGACGGAACGGGCGGCCAAAGTAATTGAAGAGCAAAAGCTGATTAAAAATGCCCGCGGCGAAGATATCCAGATTGGATATGAGATCCACATTGAAGGTGTTATCCCCATTAGCTTTGATGATTATTTTGTGTATAAGAACGTTCTGGATTTAGAGGTGCGCTGCGACGTTGCTCATTATGAGGTGCGCAAGTTCATCGGGACGGATGATGTAAAGAAGGTGATCGTGTATAGCTGACCACAAGGTATTTAGCTTCAGCCTCGAGGGAATAGACGCAATGGTCGACCGTTTAACGAGGATGGAAAACGACTTGGACCGACGCCTGGAAGAAACACTCACTCGACTAGCCCTTAAAGTCATTGCTGATGCCAAGCGTCTGGCGCCGATCGATGAGGGTGATCTGGAAGCAGCCCTTATTGTGGGCGAGGTCAAAAAGGCAATAGCCGGCATGTACATTGATATCGGGACCAGTCCGGAAGTGGATGGATACGCTGTGGTCCAACATGAAGGATTCCGAAAAACCAAAAACGGTGCAATCGTGGCGATGACAGCTGGAGAGAAAACGCGGAGCAAGCCTTCGCACGGCGGATACATGCCCGGGAAAAAGTTTCTGGAGAACGCCTTGAAAATGAACGAAGATCTCATTTTGCAGGAACTGAAGAGCGTCTTGGAAGGAGGATAACATGCTCGCAAGCGACCTGATTGCATACCTAACGGATGCCGGCTTCACTGTTTATCCGGATCCCAATTACATTCCGGCCGATCTACCCGAAACGAAGCTACCATGCTTGTTTATTTTCGGTACCGGCGGGTATGCGCCTCATGAGTATATACCGACCGAGAAGCCTACATTTCAGGTGATTGTGAAGGGGAAATCGTACAAGGCACTGCCGGCCAACATGGCCGCAACGGAGGGCCTCGCCAAACGGTTGATCAAGCATCTGCATCGGCGGAGTAACTACACTGCCGGGAGTGCGCACGTCTTTTCAAGCGCGGCAATCCAGTCCAGTCCGATACCGCTTGGGCTCGACGATAAGGATCGACCGATGTACTCGACCAATTTTATGTTTTATACGAAGGAGGAGCAATAATCATGAGTGATGTAGATCAAATCTATGCTGGACCAGGCATTTTTAAATGGGGTGTAGATGAGAACGGTGTGCTTGCGCCTGACGGTATCATTATCGATTTGACCCAAGGGGGCATTACCTTCACGACAACAACAACCTATTTTGAACCGACGACAGACCAGACAGGCACGGCACCAGTAAAATCTATTTCTACTGGTACGACCGGTGCTATCAATTTCGAGACTCCGGATATGGATTTCGAAAAGGTCACACAATATAACCCGAATTCTTTGAAAGTAGTTGACGCAACCGATCCGGACAAGGTGAAATACCAGGTCACGGGATTAGCGGGGAAAGAACTGCCGCGGCGACGGGCGGTGATAGAGCCTCAAGGAGTCGTGGATCCAGCACGCTTCATTTATGTTGAGTCTGTTGGAATCAAGTTCGATATGAACGCAGCTTTCGTGCTGGATAATAACCTGCGTCTGACCGTATCGGCAATGGCTTACCCGTCCCTTAAAGCAATACCGAAAGGATTGCTCTATACCTGGGGCGACATCACGGCAACAGCATAACGATTCATGAACAAGGAGAGGGCTCTAGGGCCTTCTCCTCTTTTCTTATTTTCTATGAGAGGGATGATCAAGGAATGTTCAACCTGGGTAGTAAAAAGGATTATGTAACGCTGGGGAGTAAGCGGGTAACAGTTCCCAAACTGACCCGAAGCCGATTAAAGAAGCTGACCGACCATATCGGGTCGATCGGTGATTATCTCATTAAGCTTTTCCTGACACCTGAAAGTGACCGCGCGGTGTTCATTGTGGCTGCCGCTGACGTTTCCATAGATGAGATTTACGAATTGACTTCGCTTCTGAGTGATCTGCCAATGGATTATTTGGACGAGCATGCCGCCTTCGGCGAATGTACCGAGTTCCTCCGGCTGACATGGGAGAAGAACGATATGAATGAAGCTCTAAAAAACTTGAACGGCCTGATTCCTCCAGTAGCACAGCAGTTCATTCAAAGCATCGTCAAACGGATGGATCGGGCCGACGAGTAGTCACCTATGATGATTTTGTCTTGCGCTGCTGTGCGGTTCTTGGAAAGACTCAATACGAGATCGAGAACGAATATTATTTCGTGGACCTTCCAAAAATGCTCGTGATGAAAGACGAGGTTTGGGCGAAGGAGCTGCTAATGCAGATCGACATCGTATCGTTTCCACATATGCTGGACAAAAAGGCACGAGAGAAGATCATGAAGAGGATCACTGACATGCTGCCGAAGCTTCCGGCGGAACCACCAAAGTCGGCAGAGGAGCAATATCAAGCGCAACTAGCGCGTATGAGGGGACGGTGAGAGTATGGCAACGGAAATCGGTGAATTGCGGGCAAGGATGACTGCAGACGCACAAGGGCTCAAGGCAGAAATCAAAGCTGTTAAACAGGAAATTTCGGGTCTTGGCGATCAAGGGAAAAAGACTGCGAGTGATCTCAAAAGCATGGATGCAGCCTTTGGTCAGATAGGAGCTTCCAAAGATAAAATTAGCCGGCTCACTGCGGAACTGGATAATACCAACGCGAAAATTGATCTGCAGCGGAAAAAGCTCAGCGATCTCAAACAATCATTGGATAACACGTTTAATGAACAACGGAAGAGCAAGCTGCAGGAGCAAATCTTGAATACTGAGGCTGCACTTTTAAAGCTCACACAATCGTCGGATCAAACGGCTCAGAAAATATGGGAGCTGGAGGATCAAGCGCAAAAAGCCGGAAACGGATTTGATGTCTTGAACAACTCCCTGAAAGAGATCGGCTTGAGCTCGGGCCAGATCGACAAGATCAATAAATCGATTCAGAACGCGAATCCGGAACTGCTGGAGGAACAATTACGGCAGGTGCGGGAACAGCTCCGAATGATCGGCTTGGACGCCAAGCATATCGATATGATCGAACAGGAACTGAAGCAAGCGAATGTCGAGGTGCAAAACACCAAAAAAGGAATTGATGGTCTCGCTTCGGGATTGACAGCCCTCGGTGCCGGCATGGCGACCAGGCAGCTCATTCAAACCTTCAATACGTTGGCTAAGGAAGCACAAGGGCTTTCAACCTCATATCTAGGTTTGTCAGAAGTCTCCAAAGCACTTCACGTCGACACTGAAAAAACAATCGGCCTTGCCGAAGAACTTTCGGACCGCTGGGGACTTAGCCGCACAGCTATGGCCGATACCGTAAAGACCTATCTTACTGCCGGTCTGACTTTGGAAGAAACGAAGAATATCATGACGGCGACAGCGGATGCTGCGGTCTACAACCGTGAAGCACATCTGACTTGGGATGAAGCGATCAAGCAGGTGGCGCAAGGTATAAAAATGGGGAACTCTGACCTGACGGACGCCGCGGGCATCACGACGAACCTATCCGTTATGTACGATCGCTATGCGAAGACGATTGGTACGACTGCGGCCAAGCTGACCGAAGCCCAAAAGCTTCAGGCTGCTTATAACGGTATCATGGCAGAGTCCGCAATGTTTGCAGGGAATGCTGATTCTGCCATGACAGGGTACACCGGAACACAGGCCACTTTTAACCAGACCATCGAAAAGGCTCGGGTGGAATTGGGAGAAGCTTTCCTGCCTATCTTGGGTGAGATCATGCAGCGAATCACACCGATGATCAAGGACTTTGTCCTGTGGGCAGAAGCGAATAAAGAAGTTGTTGCTGGCCTGGCTGCGGGGAGCATTGCCGTGCTTGGATTGATCACCGTCCTAGGCACCTTGGTTGTGAGCATCGGTGCGGTAACAGCGGCGCTGCGGGCTATGAATTTAGCCATGGGTCCGATTGGATGGGTCATAACTGCACTGTCTTTGGTTGCCGCAGGGGTAGGAGCATACAAACTCGCTTCAGATGCTGCATCTGAATCCGTGTTGAAGTTTGCAGCCAACCAGGAACAATTAAATCAAAAGCTTGCAGAGTCACCTGTCAACCGGACAGTCGAGGATGTCAAAAAGCTTCAGGGCGATATTGAGACCCTTAATGAGATCCTTGAAAGACGTAAAGAACTAGAAGAACAGCTCAATGAGATGCGTACAAAATATGCTGATCACGCATCTTATCTTGAACATGGAACTGGATTTGCCCCCCTTGAGGTTAGGAAAGTAGCCGAGGAATTTAAGACCCTCAACACGGAGTATGAAAAACTGAACGGACAGCTCAAGGATATGGATTTCAGCAATGCAGAAGATGCTGCTATTGCTCTTAAAAATATGAAGGCAGAGGTTGAACAATCGACACCTGCTTTGATTGAAATGGCCAAAGCTGAAATGCAAGATGTCGCTGCGAAGAATAGTAAGGTCATCGAAATGGAAAAAACGCTGAAACGTTATAAGGAACTTTCAGCAGTTCAAAAGCTGGATGAAGCTCAGAAAGCAGAACTCGTATCCGTTACCAATACCCTTAAGAACCAATATCCCGGATTGCAAGCGCATATGGACAAGGAAGGCCGTCTCCGGATCGAAAACATTGGTTACATCGAAGATCAGATCGGTGTCGAGAAAAACATGATCACGGCTTCGGTGGAGTCGGCTAAGGCTCAGATTACCAATCTTAAGGAAACAACAAAGGCACAAAAGGCAGCCGTGGAAGCTCAGATCAAAAACTACCAAGCCCTTGCCAAGGTGATGGGTGCGATTTCCGGCAAGGCACTGGACATCGGCATGACGGAAGGTAAGGGGTCCTTGGCCCGAGTTGGGGGAATGCTTGGCGGCATCGTTAGCGCAGGCGTACAAGCCCAAGCCAATGCGGCTGCAGCCAAGATGGCAGAAGAGCAAAACAAATATGCGGCTGCTGAACTGGAAGCGGACAGAGCCCTTTCTAATCTCACGTCCGGCAATCTCGATGCTTTTGCCTACCAACCGCGTGATCTTAGCGGTGGGGGGACTGATGATGAAAAGAA